GGCGGTCAGCTGGGGGTGATTGAGGTTGGTCAGCACACCAACAGGTTTCAGGGCTGCCAGGCGGCGATCGATAATCTGGTTCAGGATGACGAACTCGCCGCGCGTCTCGCGCTGTACACCCACCTCATCGAGAACCAGCAGGTCCACGCGGCACAGGTCATCCAGTAACGCGGATTCTGATTCGCCCTCGTCGTAGCAGGCGCGAACGCGCAACATGAGGTCGGGGATGGTTACAATCAGCACCGTGGCGCCACGCCCGAGCAGATGATTTCCGATCGCTGCCGCCAGATGGTTTTTCCCGGTACCGCAGCCGCCGCTGAACACGAAGCTGCCAAATCCGGTACCGAAGTTCTGCGCGTAGCGTTTCGCCATCGTCAGCGCAAGTTGCTGCCCCTCGCCGCTCACCTGGTAGTTTTTGAACGTGCAGCTGCGGTGCAGGTCCTGAATACCCGATCGCCCGAAAATACGGTCTGCACGCGCTTTCTGGTTGAGTTTCTCCACCTCAGCGCAATGCTTGCGGCCCTCTTCCTGCTGCCAGGCCATAAGTTCTTCAGCGCTGGTGAACTTGGGTTTGATACCCGCCGGCATGAGCCGCTGCAGGCGTCCGATTAATTCGCTGCTGGTTTTCATGATCACCCCGTGAATCCGTCCGGAATCGTGTTATCAGGTTGCGGTACCGAAAGGGCCTGCGACTGATAGCGCGACGTCGCAGTGTTTTTTGACTGCTCAGGTTCGAACAACCCCTGCCAGCCGTTGGCTATGCTCCGGTTGATTATTTCTTCGGGGCTATATCCTTTGGCGATACAGCGGCCCAGCAGGTTGATAGCTTGCGTAACGGTCTGCATCGACTTGATGGGCTTTTTCAGATCGCGACGATAGGCGACCCATGAAGACCAGGTTTCACGCGAAAGCCATTCCGGGACAGGAGCGGTTTCTGGATTGAAATCAGATCTTCCTGTCCTGGGGGATTTAGGGGGTTTATTAATATTGTCTTTATTGTCTTTATTGTCTTTTGTAATAGTGTCTTTTGTGTGTCCCCATTGTGGTGACAGGCTTGTCACTACCGTGGTGACATTTTTTGTCACTACCGTGGTGACTCACGGGTCCGCTTTTAGCGGGAGGGATTTTCCACTCGTTAAGGTTTTTATTCGGCCCAATTAATGAACCATCAGATATCAGGACGTGCATGCTCAGCAGCTCTTTTTTTACAGCGTTAACTTTCTGCCGGGGCAGCCTGGTTAACTGAGCTAGCTGGGTGTCAGCAATGCGGTCCATTTTTTTGTTGAACCCATAGGTCTTTCGGCAAACAGCATGAGCAACCTTGGCCTGATTTTTCGTCAGGTTGGCCCCAATAAGCTCCTCGTACAGCTCGTTCGCCAGACGTGTGAATCCATCGTCTGTATCGGCCACACGCATCTCCACCACCTGCAATTCAGGTCTGATTGGTACTACGGAAAGACGCGCTAAATTACCCATAGCGCACCTCGTTGAAATTTTCGGTTTGTCCAGTCATACTGACCTCGCAATTGCATCCAGTTATTGCACCCGAAGGCCGTTGCTGTTCCACCAGCACGGTCTTCACCCTTTCAGAACAGTCCACGCTGTTCGGTGCGCTTGACGCGCTTTTCTTCGAACCTGTCGGCTGAGGTTGTTTGTTTCTCTGCCCACAACTTCGCGTGTCGTAAAACATCATCGAAAATTTTCCCCTTATGGCTTGCCTGAGACATGCGCCGGTATAAGTCCACAGCCTGTAATGCCCCCCCCTGAGCGACCGGAACTGGAAAGCCCTGCTTAATCAGCTCTTCACAGACGTGTTTCTTAATGAACTGTTCGTGGTTCATAAGCGGCCCCTGTTACATGACGCCCAGCATCGACATGACCATTGTCATCAACGGACCGACCTGCTCGGGCATCAGACGAAACAACGACGCGATCCCCTCACTTACCTCTTTCAGCTTCTGATGTTCAGGCGCTTTCATCAGCACGGCCTGCTTGGCTTCCGCACACTCTTTCATCGCCGTCGCGACGCGCGAAAGGATGTCTTCCTGTGGGATAAGCCGGCTGCGGAACTCGAGCGGGAGTACGTTAAGAATTGCCGGAGTTAACTCGCGGATATTTGCATGTGCGTAATCGGTATCACCGTCCAGCCAGCGAAAGAGCTTTTGACGCTGGCGGTTTATTTCGGTCGGGAAATCCAGGCTGCCACCGCTGAGTTGATATTCCTCAACAATCAGCCCGGCCACCACGTCCTGGTTATCGATTGCAGCCGCCCAGGCACGAACAGCGCAACGGATCTGCTGGTGCGTATACTCCGGTTTCGGCTGAGAGCGATTTATCATCGCCCCCGGCATTGTTCCGGTACTCTGTTGAAATTGAAGTGTTTGCATGGTTACTCCTGTTTCGGAAGACCATCGGTTGGGTTGGGGTATAAGTCGGGTCGTAGCTCATGTGGAGTGACGCCAGTTATGCCGTAGATTTGCAGCACTCGATCGGCGGGGACGTTACCGTTATAGCGATTCTTCCAGCGACTCACTGACATGGGCTTGATACCTAACATGACGGCT